AGGTCAAGAAACGGCTGAACGTCACCCGGCGCCGAGTTCCATCCTGTAAATGTGTTTACAAACGTAAAGCCATCTTCGTCAAATACACGTGGTCCGCCAGCCTTGAACCTGAAGTCATCTACATAATGGTAGTGACCGCCAGAGAGAAATTCACCAACTGCGCCCTCGTAATCGTCATATGGAATGTCATAATTCGTCCTTAACCATGAAATAGCGGTTGCAAACGAGTGCAGGGGTTGGGATTTATCTATATCGACAAGACGCATCGAGCGCCTGACGTAAACCAGCCTATCCCGCAGAAACGACAGGACCTGAGGATCTATATTCGGATTGCGGCGGAAGGTGATGTTTGCCATATTTTTCTATTGCCTCCAAGGCGAAATAACCAGCCATCGCAGACGACATGACTCGGCCTGCAGTTCGTTCGTCCGCTCTCAATGCGGTGTCTTCGTGTTCCAGGTATATGACATTTATGCCGCAATCAATGCACCACCATGTCAAAAGTCTTTGTGCTGCAGTCTCTCCTGACTGTCCGAGAATCCATGCAGACACAACAGTCCTTGCGTCATTCCGGCAGTCTTTTGCCGTTACGTCATTCACCCTTGTTCTGGCGATTGCCTCGGAAACCGCCAGAACAACCCTTTTATCGTGAATGTCTATTTTCGTCTTGAATTTATTCTTGATCAGCGTCAATGACAAATTTGCCTCCTGAAGTCACATTAACCATCTTTTCATCAAGTTCCGCCAGCAACTCAGCTACGGTCCGCTCTCGCGTTATTTCAATTTTTTCAGGCTGGATCGTCTTGCCAAACAGTTTCTCGAAGAACCATTTTGGTTCATCATCAGCAACTTCCGCCAGCCTGTCAACCCCGCCAATTCTCTCGAATACTTCCAGCACAGCCCTCTTGGAGTATTTTGCCATGTCCATAATGCCATCCGGTCCCTGGATGATAGCGGGGGGTTTCGTCAGCATTTTTTGAGCCTACCAGATTGTATGTAGCAATTACTATACCACGATTGCTATTAATACCAATACTCAATCACCGCATTTCTGCATAGCAGCTATGCGAAAATAGCGAAAAATAAGTACTTGCCACACGAAGCGAACCCGAACATACGACAAACATCGTCGTGGTCGGTTATAAAACACCAGTAGAAATACTGGGACGGCAGCGCGGCGACGTTATGCTCTTAGAAGACGGACTCAGACGCCGTACAGTGGATTACTCCACGGAGGTAAACAAGCAGAGACTGTGGGGCGCTGGCCCTCTGCATCCCCGCCCGAAGCGATAGGGGGAAACACCAGCCGGGACCGTGTACGGGTGCCGTGAAGCAGATCGCAGGGTTTCCGGAGTACACGCCAGGAAACTACCGAAGCGCCCTCAGCCGATAAAGTCGGACATGACGCCAAGGTGGGAAGCAGCTCTGCCCTTGATTGGGCGGGGGCTACTTCCCCTTTACCTCCCTCCCTAGCCTCCAAGTCAAACATAACCTACTTACTTACTTTCTTACTTCCTTTCTTTCTTTCTTACTTTACGGCATGAGGAAACAAAACCTACTAGCCCTTGACAGAAATAAAACGTACCAGCTATTGACTGCTAGCCCGCTTGACCAATTCCACAAGCTGATGAGTTGACCATCTTTCTCATTCATTGTAACTTAACCCTGAACCGCGCTGTCCACGCATGTCTCCCGCTGCGTGTTTGCCCTTAACCGACGATGACGGCGCGGTTCTCCGGAGAAACTTTCAAAGTGCTTAAATCCGTTGACGAACTCCTACCCAAAGAGGCGCTTTCTCGCCGTCTGGGTGAGTATCGTACACAGATGGAGAAACATGCCAATGAGTGCATGAAAATACGGAACAAGGAGGGTGAGCTAGTTCCGTTTATCTTCAACCCGCTGCAGCGCATTACCCACCGGATTGCAGAGCAACAGAAAGCTGAAACTGGCCGCGTCCGGGCGATTGTTCTGAAATATCGACGTGGCGGAGCCTCAACGTATATCCTGGGAAGGGGCTATTCACGGGCAACTCTCCATCACGGCGTGTCTGTTGCGATCATGGCGCACCTTTCACAATCCACAAACGCTCTTTACAGGATCGTCAAGCGGTTCCATGACCACAACCCGATTGCTCCACCGTTGGCTGTTTCCAACGTCAAGGGACTTGAGTTTGACGGCATGGACAGTCGTTATGGCGTTTTTTCCGCTGAAAATGAAGAAGGCGGACGTGGTGACGAAGTAAGCTTTCTGCACGTCTCAGAGGCGGCTTATGCCCCCAGCCTTGAGGATCTCATGTCCGGAATAGGTAACTGTGTTTCGGACGTTCGTAATACCGAAATATGGCTTGAATCCACTGCAAAGGAGCCTTTCGGGGAATTTTACAGCCGGTGCATGGACGCCAATTCAGGATTGGGTGAGTACAAGCTTATCTTTGTTCCATTCACGGAAGACCCTGGCTGCTCAGCCGAACCGCCAGTAGGGTTTGAGCCAAGCACAGAACGTGAACACGAGGCATTTCCGTCAGAAGCAGAGCTTATGGAGATTAATGGCCTGACCCTCAATCAGATATTCTGGCGCCGTCGCAAGATGAACGGACCGCGTAATATCATCAAGTTTTCACGAGAATACCCTATCACAATCAGTGATTGTTTCTCTGCCATTGACGATTCGGCCTATATTTCCCCGGTTGACGTTCTCCGCGCCCGCAAGTCATTCAGGGAGCCTTATGGCGCCGTTGTGCTTGGGGTAGACCCTGCTGGCATGGGCGGAGACAGGTTTACGATTGCGGTTCGTCAGGGACGAAAGGTCAAGAAGATCACATACCGCATCAAGGTCAAGTTCAACGAAGGTCTTGAATTTATCAAGGCCGCAATCGAGGACGAAAATCCGGACCGCGTTTATATTGACTGCGGCGGCGGCGGTAACGGAGAGGCGATTTCGTCTGCCCTGCGCGATGACCCGGCATATGGTGAAATGATTCGGGCCGTCAATTTCGGCTCCACCAGCCAAAGCAAGCTTCGCCGTCCAGACAAGCCGGGTCCGAGGGATCGAAAGGCAGAAATGGCCATGCGCCTCAAGCAAGCTCTTGAATCCATAGAGGGTCTTGACTTACCGGACCAGGAAGACATTCAGTCTGACTTCTGCTCAGTCAAGATAGAGCAAACCAGCCCGGAAGGTGATTTCAGGCTGGTTCCCAAGAAGCAACTCAAAACCCGAAGCCATGACCTTTTTGACGCTGTTGGCTTGACATACGCAGATGAATACGTTCAGCCCTTGAATGTTCCCGAAGGTGCTGATATTAACCAAACTATACCGCGAACCTCAAGGACCAAGGGTATGCCGCCTGAAACAATCGGATGGATGGGTTAATGCCTCTCAAGAATACTAATTCTCTTACACTTGACGGCTTCGATGATGAAGACGCCTTTTGCACGTTCGCCCGCGAGGCTAGGCAAATGGATCTGGACCATGATCGTCGCAACCGTGACAGGGGTGTGGACGATTCACGCTATGCAGCCGGTTTCCAATGGCCTGTAGAAGATTACAAGTGGCGTGTTGACAACAATATTCCAGCCATGACGTTCAACATGGTTCCATCCCTGTTGCGCCACCGCCTCGGCGCACGGGCACGCAAGCGCCTTGGCCCCCGCATCCTTCCGGTTACGCCGGGCGAAGCCTACACTGCCATTGCGCAAATTCGCGAAGGGCTCATTCGCACCATCGAAAATCAAAGTCAAATTGCGATTGTTGACGCCTGCGTAAGCCAAAACCAGCTTATTTCCGGCATTGGGAACTATGAAGTTTGCATTGACTACGCCAATGCTGACGTGTTCGAGACTGATATTTTCATCAAGACGGATGAAAACGCATGGTCTGTTATCTGGGATTGCCAATCGACCGAGCCAACAGGCCGGGACGCTCGCCGCGTTATGAAGGAAACCGTTTTCACAACGAAAGACTTCAAGAAACTGTTTCCAAAGGCCGAACTTGGAGATGTTGGTACCAATCCGGGAAGTATTATTACCAATACCTCAGTAGTGACAACTGATGGCAAGGGCGGCGTTCTTGCGGAATGGGTGAACGAGGAGACCGTTCGGGTAGCAACCATCTGGATCATGCGCGAGCGTATGCAGAATCTCGCCCTTCTCACGAATGGTGACGTTGTTGTCATTGGAGATGAAGAACCGGAGAATTTTCGCCTGTCAGACTCAAATGGCGGCTTTCACACGGTTGTTCAGGGTAACGATGGAGAGTATGTTGTCCGTAAATCTCCGGTCAAATACGCTGTCGGCTACCTGACCAACGGCATTGAAATCCTTGCTGAACCCTATGAAATGCAGGTTGACCGCGTTCCTATCGTTCGCGTGCCCGCTTGGCTTATCAATACCGGAGAACGCACAGAACGTTTCGGCATGGTTTCTTTCGTCAAGGATGCATTGACGTTCTATAACTACGTCAAGTCTGATCGTATCGAGCGCATAGTGTTCCGAAACCGTGCGCAGTATGAGGCACAGGAAGACTCTCTTTCGCAGGAACAGCAGAAGCAATACAGCGGTTCGCACAAGCTTCGCGGCGGCGTCCTGAAATATCGCGGCCCTAAGCCGGAGCAGGTTATGCCTCCACCTGTTGACCAGGCCGCAATCATCGAGACTCAGGCAGCCGAAGAATCAATTTACAGTATCCTTGACGTTCGCCCCGGCTTTGCAGGCGGAGAATCCCAAACCCCGCCTTCCGGCATATCGCTTGAACATCAGCTTAATATCACTGACTCTGGCGGCTTGATTTATGACGAAATGCTTACTTCCGCAAAGCGTGAAGTCTACCGCATTATCAACCAGCTTATCGCCGGAGTTTACGATACCAAGCGAATCATCAAGATATTTGGCGAAGACGGAAAGGCGCAGGAAGCAATTCTGAATGATCCGGAAAATCCGGAGAGTTCCGATATGACTATCGGTAAGTATGCTATCGACGTGAGTACCGGACCAAGTGCTGAAACGCAGCGTGTGCAGGCCATCGAGTTCTATCAGACCATGTTCAACGCCAACCCGGAACTGATGGGTCTTGTTGCGCCAGAGTTGATTGAGCTTCTCAATATTCCAGGTACTCAAAAGCTTTCAACGGCTCTCCGTGAAAGGTCTGGTGTTGCCGAAGAGTCCGATGAGGCAAAAGCCGCTGCAGCAGAAATGCAGCAGAAGCAGGAGGCTATCCAAGAGCAGATGATTGAATTTGAGCTTCAGAAGGCGTCATTCGAGATTGAGAAAATCAAGGCTGACACTGAAGCCAAGCTTGCAGACGCTCAGGCCAAACTTGCAATGGCAGAATCGGAACGCGCCCAAGCGGAGGAACGAACATCGAAGTCAGAGCAGGACAGGAACACCAGTCAATCTAAAATGGAAGAAATGTCACACAGGATTGAATTACTGATGGCGCAGACAGAAAAGGTCTATGCCGAAATCAGCAGACTACAAGCAACCCCTATCCCACAACCAACGCCCACCGGAGGCAAGAAATAATGACTACCGATATTCAAAACACGCCTGAAGCGAATCAATTCATCATTCCCGCAGAAGTTGAAGAAGCAGCCAAGGCAGCAGAATCCGAATTTCAGAAAACGCAACCGGAAATTGATCCTGAAGCGGAAAAGACTCCGGAGGAAACTGCAGCAGCCAAGGCTGTCGCCAAGGAAGCCTACAAGCGCCGCAAAGCCGAGCGTGAAACAGGAGCCGCTTCTGACAGGATTGCCGAACTTGAATCCCAAGTCCGGGAAATGTCTGCAAACCAAGCTACAAAGACCGCAGCCACCGAGGCACCAAAACGCCCTGATCCATCCAAGTATGAACTTGGTCGCTGGGACGCCAAGTACGAAGAAGATTTGTCCACATGGCTTGACAACCGTGAGGTGCACATTCTTGCTCAAGCCGAAGCCAAGGCAGAGGCTGCAACGCGCTCCCTTACCGAAAACGCCTCACGCTATCAAGAATTACACAGTTTACAGGAAACTGCCACCAAAGTAGGCGAAAGAGGTGTTGACAAGTATTCTGATTTCGAGGAAATTGTACAAGACGCCCTTGAGGCGATGCCTCCCGCTCCCGAGGCTTTAAAAGAGTTGGTGCGGCTTCCTAATGCGGAAGATGTTTTCTACCATCTTGCTCAAAACCCCGACGAGCTAGATAAAATTACGGACATGAGTCCGATGGGCCAGGCCCTTGAGTTCGGGAAAATCTCTGCACGTTTGGCCGGAAAGGCCAAGTCTGCCGGGTCTGTAACCAAGTCTAAACCTTCCATCCAACAACCTCGTGGCTCAACGGGTCAATTCAGTTCAGAATCAGACTCAAACTACGACAAGTTACTCAACGCAACTCGAAATCCCTGGAAATAAATCATGTCCCTCACTACCCCACAGCTTGCCCTCGTTACTGACGCCATTGCCGCTTCGATGGAGAACACTCTTGTTGCCTCCAAGCTTATGCGCTGGATGGACCGAGGCACGAGCAAAATCGGCCCTCTCAACAAATTTCAAGTAATTGAGCGTGTCTCCCCTCGCTTCAACGCACGACGCACAACCGGTGCTGTTGTTGATCTTGCCGGTGGCAAGCAAAGTACCGTCGTCGGTTCTGAAATCTTCCAACTCAATGCGCTTGTTGGTTATGACTTCGTTGATGAAGACTTTGCCCGCGTCCGAGACCTTGACTCCGCACTCAAGGACGAGCGCCTGCAGGCCATTGGCCGAGATGCAGGTGAAGACGTTGATGCAGACATTCTCAGCTTCGTAACCCGCGCTGGCAACAATCAAACCGGCGTATCCGGCACTGAGGTCAACTCGATTGAAGCCCTTCAACAGGGCTATGTTCGCATGAAAGAAGAAGGCGTTGCTGATGGAACGATCATGGCAGTTCTTGCCTACACCGACTATCCTGCACTGTCGAAATACCTGCTTGAAACCGTAGAAGCTGGTGTTGATCGCACCAAGAACATTCTAGGCACTCTCACGGGTTCCGTGAAAGACCTGCTTGGCATGAAGGTGATGTTCACTCAGCAACTTCCTGTTCAGGTTGCTGGCACTCGCACCAACGGTGCGGTTAACGGCGCTGCCCAGAACGTCGATTATTCCACTGCTGCAGCTTCGCAGACAACTAACGGAAACTTCCTGACGCAGGTTATCGCTGCAGACGGATTTGGCGCTGACGCAACCATTGAGGACGGCGCAATCTTTACGATTGCTGGCGTCAACGCATGGGATAATCGCAAGAACGCCACAACCGGACGCCTTCAACAGTTCCGCGTTATCGGGGCCTACACAGCTACCGGTGGTACCGGTGGCGGTGCAGTTGCTGCACTTCGCATCTTCCCC